CTGCTGAATCCGTCGACCCTGAATATATAGATCAACCTTGCCACCCACATGAATGTTCCGTACAGGATCATAGTCCCGTATCATCAACGGCTGGGTAGCTCCAATTACTTGAACATTACGGACACCCGGGACCGAGACCGCTGTCTTAGCATAGCCACCGGTGGTTCCAGTGTCGGCATATAAGGCAAGCTCGATTCTGGTTGAAAGACCATAATTAGTTTCCGTATCCTGCCCGAAGCTTATTGGATTAGGATTTTCAACCAGGAAATCTGAGTCTACGCCGGAGGAAATGGAAGTGACCGTATAGGAGTCAGTATTACTTACAGATCCCGGTGTTAGAGCTTGGACGTCGGCCGTCATCTCATATCTGTTCGTAGAGGAATTATAGTAAAGGCTTAAATTTGTATAATCTAAAGTTTTTGTCTCCAAAACTGTGTAATTTTGAGAAGGAATGCCCTGGTCCAGATTACCGAGTGAAGAGACTACACCGCCCTGATTAACGGTCATATTTCTGACGGGGGGTGTTTGTATATAAAAGGTAACCGTTCCCACTGCAGGCGTTGCCCCAAGTCTGATTACATTAACGTTTGAAGCAAGCTTATCAAACTGGTTATCAATAAGCTTTTGGACAGCATTGTCATCCGTCATGTTCAAGGCCATTTTCAGAGCTAGCTTATTTAGCGTCGTGCTTACAGGGGCACTAGAACCGGTATGGTTAGGATCATCAAAGTCAAGTAGAGTACTTACTGATAAGGAGTTTGACAGGAAATCCTGTATAACATAATACCTGGCCATTTCCTCAGAGACCGGATCCATCATATCGCGGACAACCGTACCGGGTAATGTGTCGATGCCGGCATTTGATGTGAGCAATTCCCGCGAAAATGTCAGGATAACATCGTTTTGTGTCCGAGACGGTAAATCTTGGATACCTGTAGTGATTGTTATAGGTGATCCTTGAAGCTCTGCAGAATAAGCTGATTCCGAGACCTGACCGAGAACTGAGTCATAGATAACCGCGGTGACCACAAAGAAAAATGGGGTATCTTCAGAAAAAGTGACTGCTGGTAGGGTTCCTGCATTCACCATGTTGAGATATATTGCTTGGGTAAAATCATAGGAATAGAAATAAACTCGGTCGACTTCTTCTGTTGTTGTCGTGACCCTGATATTTCCTACGGTATCGGTTACACTATTTAGTTGTTTTGTTTGGTCTTCAAAAAATGAATATTGTGTAACGAGGACCGGATTAATCAGTGCATAGGTGTCATTTATTCCGCCACTCTGGGTTGAGACATAGTAATTGTATCCCAAGACCTGAGATTCTGGATTTTTAACGTTTAGGACTTGTATCTGATTTTGAAATGACTTTAATTGTATTCCTGTAGGTTGGGACACTGTAATAAAAGTCGAGCTTTGAATCAGAGTGATTTGAATGGTAGTTACGGTGCTCGAATTATGGGTGATCTTCTCCAGAGCAACAATATTTAGAGTGTTTACGCCTAAGGACAGAGTTCCTGTCCATGCCCATACATTTTCCCCAGCCGTATAAGAAACACCAAAGGTTGAATTATTCACCAGTATACTTTCGGTGTTAGGATCTGTAGTTCCGGACAGAGTCTGGGTCGGTATATCCGTAGTATAATTATTTGGTGTCGGAAGTAAAATAACTGGGGCTGTTATAGACATTTAGGCTACCTTTAGAAACTGAGTAAAGCTCACACCTTTTCCTGACTGTGCTTGAGCCTCGATATAGGCTGTTAAGATGCTTGGGTCGACCTTACTGAAATTAACTTTTATTGTTGTCACTTTATCCAGAAGTTCCCCTTGAGTTACAGCCCTTTTTGCGTATGTTAGGTTAGTCTGTAGGCTTTTAAAAGTCTGCAAGGTTGTATTAATCTCCTGGGTTATCTTTGTTGCTATATAGCTTGTATCTGTGATTCTTTGTCCGAGTAATTTAACTAAATTAGTTCCTATAAAAAGTTGAAAGGGATTACTTTGTAGCTCTGTAACTGTAAATTTTTCAAGGTTTTGCAGAAGCAACGGTTCATTTCTAAGGACTAAAAAATCTCCTTCAACGTTATAACTTATATCGTTTATCTGATTTAATCCCACGCATTTAGGACAATAACTGCTGATTGTGTTGTAGCTCAATTCAAAAAAATCTTCTGGTGACCGCCATTTAAATGCCAGGTAAACCTTTCGATTCTGGTTGATCGGAATATTTTGTTTCGAGTCATAAACCAGATTATAAAGGGACCTTACCAGCTGATCTGTAGACGCAAAGACGTCTACATTTGATGATGCAATTGGTTTTGATGCTCTGATAGATCTCCGATCCGTGTCCAGAGTCACCGATTCCTTATCTATTCTATGGTCACAAACTGTATTTAAATTTAAATCAAAAGACATATTTTAAATTTCTTATTAAAACATTATTACTTATGTCACGGGTATATTCTGACCAATAGGTACTGTAGTTCCAGTCTCCTCAGTTGTTGAAGTAGATTCAGATTCGGTCGAAGTAGAAGAAGGAGGACTAGAAAAAGTAGTATCACTCCACAATTGATATGTATAATCTCCCAAGATATAAGAAGGACCCTGATATTTAGGAGGAGTCAAAACCGTAGTTGCACCATTAAAAGTAGGCGTTGAAGCAAGGCTCAATGCATATTTGGAATCACTTCCCTTTATTTTTGTGACCGTAACTGGAATTTGAACAACATAAACCGGAGTACCTATAGCAACAACGGGGTACAGAATTTGACCAGTAGAGGCCGAACCACCATACATATTATTAAATTGTATGGCCCAAGACGGGGCTCCGTCTGGTAAAGGTGGCACCAAATTTTCTTTTGTTTGAAGTGCTATAGTCTTATTCAGTGCTGTTGAAAAAGCCTCTTGACCAGCTTCTATAAAATTATCATTTAGGGCTTGGGCATTCTTTTCTTTTTGTTCTGTTGGAGTTACGGGAGTCGGCGTCGCATTTGGGCACACAGGTAATGAACTGAATTGCATCTGTTTCTTTTTATAGGCCTTCTTCGCCATCTCATATGTGGTCGAAACAGCATAGGACCCTATATAGGCAGGTCCTAAGCTCATAGCTGTTGCGGGATAACTTTGTGTTTGCACAGCCATGGAATTTGATGCAGCTAAAGCGGAATCGGGGCTTCGTTCAATCCCTTCAGATACAGAAGAATTAGTGGCGATAGATTTGTTAAAATTATTAAATTCTTCCACATCAGGGGTTATTTTTACATTCTGACCAACTTTTCTTAATATTCCAACCCATTTATTTAGAATAGCCTGATTAGGCCCGCTCCCCGGATCGTCAAAATTCAAAGCATCCGGACCTTGTACAAAATTTATCTGCGTTGATGCTCCGGTATTATCCTGAAACCGCTGACCAACAGACCAGAACTTAGATCTGATATTTAACATCGTACCAGGAAGTTTTACTTCATCTGGATAACCTCTTTGACCAACCACGCCAGACGACAAATTAGATAAAGTTGTTGCAGTAGAATAACTGGCATATTGAGAACTTAATTGCTGAAGATAAAGAAGATCAAACGTGCGTGCTTTAACCAATTTATCTTTTTGAATATCTGCTGGCGTGGGAGGTGAGGTTTTGCCAACACTCGTATTCTGATAACTTGTCGATTGGTTTTGAGCTGTGGCGTCTAAAGCAGCCTGTAATTGAGCCGATGATTTTTTATAGCTTCTTATTTGGGCCTGTAGAGACATAACATCATTATTGATTCTATTAATTTCAGACTCGAGCTCCACAACCCTATGTGCAGAACTGTAAATTTTAAATTTTGCGGAAGCAATTCCTTGATTAGGGTTTGGAGCAATCGGAGAAAATCTATAGGACTGCAAAGGATCCACTTGAGTGTTCTCACCAGCAACCGCAATCTGATACTGTTCAGCATTGTTGTAAATTAAAGCTTTGATTACCTTTTCGTGAGCTTTAAGGCCCTCCATACGTTTTTGCTTGTTTAATATTTGAATATTAAGCTGGCTCAGCTCAAGGCGCATATCTGAAACACAATTACCTGAGATAAGCTGGGCCACCCTGTTCAAATCATCCACTGTTGTCCGTAAAATTTGTCCAGATTCTGCCATAGAAACCTACTTTATTACAAATAAAGAAACAATAAACTCTAAAGCTTTAAATACAAGTCCACCTCCACAAACAATTACCGTTCCAATAGATATTCCATTAGACCCACTAAAAGGTTTAGGTTGACCATCAACTATCGGGGGTTGTGCCTGTTGTATTCTTTGTACAAAATTACCCATACCTCCCGGAGCCGGAGGAAGTATTAGAAAATTAATTGAAGGTCCTAAAATAAAATTTTCAAGAGCTCCAATAATATAGGCAACAGT